TTTCTTTAATAAAAGTGGGTGTTTCAATTTTGTCTCCTTGCAACGCTTTCTTATTAGTTGTGTTGACATATACAAAAGGAATTCTATCACCTGAGCTTGGTTTATTTCCGGGATCGCGTGCAGTTATTCTATCTGCTAAAACTTTATGTGCTATAGATTGTGGATTTTTATATCCCGATCGCAATGATTTTGTTATTATGAGTTTTTCCATTGGATATTTTTCATCTACAATATTTTGCAGTGAATTCTGTAAAAATTCTATTGCTTTATTAATATTCTGTTCTTTCATTAAAATATCAATGATTCCACCATAAATGTCTTTGACTATCGGTGCATTATCACGGCGTTTTAGTACAATACCCATTTCTTTACGTTTGCATTTATTTGGGTCTGTCTCATAAAGCATACCAACATATCTTTTTTTTGACAGCAAACAAAATGGCATAAACGTTTTTTCATATTCTAAGTCATGGGGGCCTTTTAATAAACTAGACGCCAAATGGCCTGCTTCTTGTGCTAACTCAATTGTTATTTCAAGTGCTTCTTTACCGCGAATAGGTTGGCCTTGTGGAGTTTGTAAATTGAACGTGAAGAAGACGGAATCTGTATTATGAACGATCATATTTCCGACTCCAGCAGCGAAATGATGATTTTCTGTTGTTAAATCGTAAACATATCCATCATAATCTATTTCGCATAAATAATTAACAATATTATTATTTTCCATATCATTTTCATAAATTAAATATTTATTAATCAATTCTACTTTATAACAATGTTTTGCATTATTTAATTTAATTATTTTTGTACAAACCCCCATAGATTGATAATAATTTACGAATTGTGCCATTTCAATTTGATTGGATGGCTTTGAAAGATCAAATAGATTAATAATATATTTTTTAGGATTGCTAACGAAAGGGGATTTGTGATGCAATAATTCTGTGCCAATTTTCACATTATTTGGTGATATTTCTTGGCCACACTTCAATAATAAAGAATGATCGTCTGTAACGTCTACAATAGCGGTAGGAGTGACTACGCGTATCATTTTCTTAGTCGGCGCTAAAGCATGTCTTATTACTCTATCTAATTTTGTCCATCCTTTTTCTGTCCATGTTTCCATACCATTAAACTCACAAAACTCTTTTTCTTGCTTACCTTCTTCTTGACAAACAACCCAATTATTATTACCATATTTATTAGCCAATTTTTCTATTTCTACAAGTTCAATCTTATTTTGGTATTTTATATAAATAGGTGTGTAACTTGCAACACTGTCGCCATAAATGTACTCTGCTTTTGTCAATACAGGGCCGTGATCTTTTGTATTGCAAATAGTGTTTCCATAACATTCTTCTATTAATTTTTTCGCATAAGTTAAAAGTAATCTACCAGTTGCTGTCGTACATGCTGCAATATCTTTTTCATAAAATGTGCTTGTTTTTGCACCACATTGTCCATATAAAGAATTAGCTGTTACCTTATATCCTAATTGTCTTTTATCTAAAACATTTTTCATAAATTCATCATTTTGTTGCGGTATTAATTTGCGCGTTGATTTTCTAGCTATTAAGAGTTCTTCCAAAATAGATGGCATAATTGCTTTCCCTTCTGGAAATTGTGCAAATCTACATGTTTTTGTTCCTGATTTTACTTTTTCAGCCGCCGCTTTTGGCGATTTACGCACATATTTAAATGTATCATAGGTAATATTCACGTATTCATAGCCTGGTAAGTTATCGTATATAAAATTGCCTTCTTCATCTTTTTCACCCCATTCACCATTTTCAATCAAATTTCCATTTAAATCATATTCTTTTGTCCAGACTTTGCTATCATGCGACAAGTTTTCACTGATCATGGAACTCGGGTACAACGATGCATAATCTACACACGCAACTGGATTGTCCAAATACAAGTCGCATTTTGGTTCAAGAACAATCGCTCCTTCGTACCCTTCATCTAAATCACCTTTTTCTATCACCGGAATCAATGTGCGTTTTTCGCGACACTTTTTGGCAACGTAACTGGTTAGTTTAATACCTTGACCCCTCATTACTAAAAAGTTAATCGGTACACTACAAATTTTGGACATTTCTATGAAACCCGTCAATACATCTACTTTATTAAATAAATAGTGAACCAAGTTACAATCTTGTATACAGTATTTCGCAATTACAGATCTATCATCCGCGGTTCCATTTGTCATTCTGAAAATATCTTTAGGAGTAACGTCATCTTTTGCTAAACACCAACGTACCTTCTTTTTCATATCAGGTTGCACAATGCCATCTATTTTGAATTTTGATTCTTCTTTGTTAATAGAGACTACCTTGAACTTTGCACCATCGTCGTAATAATCAACAGAATGCCCGATTTCTTCTAAATGAATATAACTGCCTTCTAAAAGCCCAGTTAAATTGGTTGTTTTTATTTCAGTTTTAAATGAAAAGTGTTCATAACTTTTAATGTAATCTCCTATAAAATGACCAGCAACATAGTCTAATTTATAAGACGTCAAATTTTCCTCACGTCTAAAGAAATTATATAAATCTACTTGTAATCGTCCATTCATTTTAATAAATCTTAAATCATGCTGTCCACTCGCAATTTGAATTGTAGTTTCTTCTATTTTCAACTTGTTTGTATCTTTATCTCTTATTCCACAAACTTCATCATTATTTCGTGATAATTTTAAAAATTCATTTGCACATTCGGTTTCTTCTGCGCGTCTAAACATAAAGTCGTAATCAAAACCAAATATATTGTATCCAATAACAATATCAGGATTTTCCTTTTGAACTAATTGTTGCCAAGCTAATAACACTTCGCGTTCTGTTTGATAAGATTCAACTATACTATTTTGTATTGGCATCTCAGAGCAAGTATTTAATACAATACAATGGTTTTTATAAGGTTCTTGATCTCCATAATTCATAAATGTAGAACCTATAAAGGTTACTTTGTCACCCTCTAATTTTGGAAAACACGTATTTAAAGAACTATTAACTTCAAACATTTTTTCATCGCGTTCAAAATTTTTATCACATAAAATATCTATGATTGTTGCGGTTGGTTTCGTATTATATTGTTTAATATGCTTTTTATTAATAAAATTGTAACTTTCTTCCTCATCCTCTACTGTTTTATTCATTTTTTCAAACATTTCTTCTATTGTTATTATTTCACTAGGTGAACTAGTTCCACGCACTGGCACTTCCAACCATTTTTCACACATTGTTTCCACATTTGTTTTTGTTTCTGGTTTCGTGATTGGATATACTAAATCAACGTTTGGCATGGTTTCATATCCAAATGCTGTTAATATCATACGACGCAAAATATTTTTACACAACTCTTTTGTCATTTCCATTTTTAAAGTTTCAAAATATTCTATGATATTGGTGGCCAGTTTTTTATAAGATTTGACAGGAACAGGGAAATCGCCGTGGCTACTACTGGCTTCTATATCAAAACTCATGATTTTATAAGGAACACGAGTTTCTTTATCATTGAGAGCAATAATATCTTTATAATTCACGATGAATTCGTAATTACATGACGTTTTTTTGTTATCTGTGATTTGAATCGTCTTTTTTTTTGGCAATGCTATCCAACCAGAAGGACTTATGTCACGAATATGAAATAAACGTAACAAAGGTGGAATATTGGCTTCGTATAACTTAATATTTGTATTTTCAAAGTGTAGTCCATTTTTGAATAATTTGTGTCCTTTGTTATAATCCGTGTACCACAAATTTTTAACTTTATTGTAAGCGCCCATATTTTTAAATTCAAATTTGATGAATTTATGCTCTTTTCCACCGTCAAAACCATATAATTTCTTACGTTTGATAATAAGACAATCACTGATGGAATTTTCATAATATTTACCTATTTTACTTTTAATAAATGCAAGGAGACTGTTTTTTGTAGTAGTGTTCCATTTGTCATTTACCATAACATAAAAGAATGGTTTGAAATCTTCTACTTGAATAGAACATGTTTCTCCTTTTTCATTCAACCCAAACATTTGAATTAAAAATTCAGCATTATCTTTCCTGTTTTTTTTATTATCCTCACTTCCAGAATCATTGGATGGAGATTCATTATAAACATTGAAATCAAATACTCTGAAAATATGTTCCATTTTAGTTGTTTATTATATTATATGTTTTCCGTTTATCCCCTTTAGTTTATTCATTTTTATTTTATATTTTATAATTTTTATATTGTAAAAATTAATAATCCAACCATAATATAATATAAACCATGGCTATTACCAATAAAAATAAAACAACCACTTCGCTTGTTTTTAAAATATTTATAACAATGATAACTATAGTCACTATAATTATAATATTATTAGTCGTGTTTTTGATTTATGGATATAATTCAGGTTCTTGTAAAATAAACAAAAAAAATCAATTTATTTGTACAAAAAAATTTTGCTTATATAAAGATTTTTACGTTAACATAAATGAATATATTAAAAATAAAATAAATGAATTGTTGTCAGATAAAACTATACAAAAAAGGGTTTCAATTCAAATTTATCCAGTAAATATTTTTAATTGTGCTTTACCAAATAAAAGTGGAACAACAATATCTACACAAAATATCAATACATATTGTCCAGAATTAATCAACTTTTATCAAAATGATTTATGTAAAAAAGTTTCAAAAGAGATCGGATTAAAATTATTTCCTACAGAATTGAACATGCCGACATCATGTGCTATATTAATTTATGAAAGTGAAAATGATTGGATTAATTGGCATTATGATTACAACTATTACAATGGTCGGTTTTTTACTGTTTTAATACCTATTACAAGCGATTTGACATGCACTAAATTTGAATTTAAAGATGATAATAACAATATTACAAGTATAGATTTAACAACAAATGCATTATGTTTTGAGGGCAATTATTTATATCATAGAGCATCCAAATTATGTAAAAATCAAAAACGGGTTATTTTATCATGTCAATATGTAACAGATAATTCAATGTCATTTATCAATAAATGCAGAATAAAGTTAAAGGATTTTGCGTATACCGGAAAAATATTTTAATTGTAAATATATATATATATGCCCGAAAAACCAGTCCTTGCTGTTGCTGTATTTAATTCAGGTAAAATCAAAGGTGTAGTACGATTTATTGAAGATTTGAAACATAACAATGTTGTTATTAATATTGACATATCAGGATTGAAGAAAAACGGATATCACGGATTTCATGTTCATGAAGCAGGAGATTTGACTGATGAATGCACGAGTATGTGTGCTCATTTTAATCCTTATCACAAAAATCATGGTTGTCCGGGTATGAAAGAGAGACATGTAGGAGATTTGGGAAATCTTAAAACAAATGTTCACGGAGAAGCTGTGTACACAATGGTTGATGATGAAAGCAAACATAATTGGACGTGGTTTGATTATTCACGCTGATCCAGATGATTGTGGACAAGGTGGACAAGAGGATAGTTTGACAACTGGACATGCAGGAAAGAGAATTGCATGTGCAGTTATTGGATATGCAAAAGAAAATTATGCTTGATAAATAAAATAAATATATAAATATATATATATATTTATATTTATATATTTATATGCTTGATAATGAAATGAATATTGGAAGTGAGGGTGTTGGAAGTGAGGGTAATGATGATGGATCAGGTAAAGGAGATACAGAAGAAAGTCAAAATAAAAGACAAAGAATAGCAATAAAAGACAAAATAGAGAAATTTTGCCGTGAAATTGTAAGTAAAAATAATGGATTAAATAGTCCTTATGACTTACAAGATGATACTAATATGTTAAATTTTGCTATCACAAATAATTTATTAGAAATATTGGATGCTGCACATGACCTTGCATGTGATGAAGACCAAGAGAATCCCTTAGTAACTTATTGTCAAAACAATATTGAGGAAAAGCATTTTATTTTTATAAATAATAGAAATATACAAGTTAACCAAAATTACTATCAAGTAATTCGTGGTTTTTCAAGAAATATGAGTAAAATTAAACGTAGTCAGAATGCGATTAAAAATCATATGAAAGAAATTATTCAGGAACTAGACCCTGGATTAGTTACTGAATTAAAGCGTCAACCATATTTTGAAAGCACATTAATAAAGGATGGTAAAAAATTAACTGATTTGCAAATAACACTCTCTAAAATGGGTTTAGAAAATACTGTTATAGAAACTCATCGTGGAGGAAAACCAAATAATACACAATCTAATGATCCAGATAAAAGAGTATGCAATATGTTCAAATCGGAATTAAGTACTACTTTTGATTTAAATGCATCCGCAGATATTCTCATTATAAAAATAGGAGATATTATTGATGATTTTCAAGAATTTGCACAATTTCAAAATGACCCAAGACTATTAAATCTTGATAGTTTTCCTATTTATCGTTTTTATAGTAATTATTTTCCGAATGCTTTCAGTATTTTTATAAAAAAAAAAGAAATTATCGATAAGTCTAATTCAGTTGGACATTCAGTACAAAAAAACTTTCTTATAGGAATTTTTGAAAAAGTATTTGGGAGAAATGCAGATTTTGATATAGAATATGCAAACATTGTGGAAAAAATTAATGACGAATCAGTAAAATATTTCTTTGAGGGTTCTGATGATGATGATGCAATTTATTTATTGCATATGTTTATGGAAGAAAAAATTGTTAGAAACCAACTTACACTCGTACCAACATTTTCTATTCAAAAAGGTGCTGTTACAGCGGATCAAGTAACTACAGAACTGTTTGGTATGAGAAAACGTAACTGTTTATCTAGTAGAGGTATTAAACCTATTAAGGATTCACTTTTGATACTATCTAGTATGTCAGAATTAACAAAAAATTGTCATGTCACATATGGAAAAACTTGTGGAGATGGAGTTGCAATTGAGTTAGTTAAATTGTATTGTTATATTTTAAAAAAAACAATTAATTTATTATCTAGTGATGTATGTTGTGACTATAGAAATTTATTTGTAAACGGATTTTCAACTCGTCAATTACCTACAAAATTAGCTGGCACTGGTTTAGGTTTTACAGAAACAGAAAGACAAATTGAAATATATAAAAATGCAGAAATAATTTCATCAAGCATTTTAAAAAATTTAGATAAAGCAATTCAAATATATGAATTTATTAATAATGTTGATTTTGAGACTACATTAGTAAGAAATCAAGATACACTATCTTCTGTTATTTTTGATGACGTTACAAATCTATATAATCAAAACATGTATTATAAAATAGTATTAAAAAGTGCAATAAAAATATTTAGTGATAAAATATACGAATTAGGAGTTAAACAAAAAAATAATTATAAAGATTTATATAATATTTTTTATAAAGATAATTGGGATAATGAAAATGAAAATAAAATTGATACTTGTAAAAAGATTACGATTTTTTTGTCTTCCCCTTTTTTTTTAACTGATATAAACGATCAAATTAAAAATTTGGTGAATAATTTCATGAATAAATTTTTGAATTTAACTAAAATGATCAATACACAATTGGCAACAAATATTTCAGAGTCGCGAAATATTGATAATATTGAAAATAGTTTCAAAATGATTAGTTCAATAGAGATTTTATTAGAAGAAATATATAATAATGATAATGATAAAATACAAATAAAACAACATGTCTTATTTAATATGATATTTGCTATTCGTAATATTGGGGAAAGACAAAT